CTGGGGTTCTGCATATATGATTGATGGACTGTTTGACGATGACAGAGGTTACATTTTCAACTATGCCGCAACTGGTGTTCCTGTAAGTACAACTAAACAAACTGCATTTTTAATTAGACTTGCTCCTAGCGTATCAAATGCTGTTGTAGGCGATCTAGGAGAAAGAGAACTGTTGAACAGAGCCCAGCTATTGCTAGATTCGTTATCCATTACTTCCGATACTGGAGCAGGCGGAATTATTGTTGAAGGTGTTCTTAATCCTCAGAACTATCCTATAAATCCAAATGACATTTCTTGGAACGGACTATCAAGTGAGGCTGCAGGCGGCCAGCCTAGTTTTGCACAGATTGCACTAGGCGGATCTGTAACATGGGCAGGGGGCGCAACAGTTCTTACTGGTAGCCCAACTATACAAGGCGAAGTGCAAGCAACATTTACTGCATGGAATGCTGGTGGTAACGGACCCGGCGGTACAGACTATGCCTTTGAAGATGGAGACGAAGATTGGTTCATACCTGACACTGTATTTGATAGTTCTAACATCCAAAGCGGTGATAGATTTGTTTCAACAAGTGTAATTGGTGGATCATTCCCCGCAGGAACTACAGTGCAAAGTGTTGACAGAGCAAACAAAACAGAAAATGGAACTTCTTTTACGAGAATTAGAATGAGTGCAGAATGGTCTGGAACAGAAATATTCGGAACAGATGGCACAACTAGTGTTGAAACAATAACACTTGCAAAATCATATACAAACAATACTTACACTAATTCTAACAGACTTGTGTTTACAGAAACTTCTTGGAACGCTGAAGGTGTCGCAATAAATGATTTAGTTGCATCGTCTCAAACAGAGTTTCCAGCTAATACTAGAGTAGCAAATGTAAGTTTACAGTCATTTGGCGGTACAACCTATTATGTGGTAACATTTACGCAAGGCTTCAGAGGTAGTTTTGCTTCCGCGGCAACTATTGATTTTGATTTGAGTCAGCCTGCATATGCACAGCCTGGAGAGCAAGTATTTTCGTTTATTGCAAATCCGGGTGAAACTGAAACGCTGTCACTTGACAAACTTAAAGAACTTACAACTACGTCAATAGGCGGTAGAGGTACTTTCCCTAATGGACCAGATGTATTAGCAATTAATGTGTATAAGATTAGTGGTGCTGATGTTAATGCATCGCTTATTTTAAGATGGGGAGAAGCGCAAGCCTAATGCGCTTCTTTATAATCTTTTAGACCGTTAACTATTTGTCTTCTTAGATTTTGAATTTTATCTCTAGTATCGTGTGCTTTTTGCCCCAATGCACTACTAGGTGATATTTCTTTATGATGTGTGTCTAGTCTTTGCACCTCGAGGCGTAGTTGTCGTAACATGCCATTAAGTTTGCTTTTTGTATCAATGTCTTGAATTGTTTCTATTTGGACTTGTAAACTATTATAGTCTTTGAGAAATTTAGGACTGGTTGATAGGCTGAACATTTTCTTCTCCTTGCGCAAACGTTTTTTGTGAAATGATAACAAATCTATCTTGTTCGCTAATTCCGTTATTAACTTCAGTAAGACTGCTATTAGGGTAAATGCTTTCTAAACTATATGGTTGCATCTCTTGAACATCATATACATCGCCCATTCTTAGTTGTTGTTCGTTAAGTAATCCATTAGTTGTATCAATCCATCTAATTTTGAATGCACCTTCGTTTACAAAAAAAGATTTTTTACCAGACTTGTGAAATACCATGTCAGTTTTTGCACCAGCCTTTTCTAAAACAATTATTTTACTAACATATTCTGGTTTACGAGCCCATACAATTTCATAGCCCCAGTCGTGTTTTACAATATTATCTTTCATGATTACCTACTTTAATAAATCTACAACTTCAAATACAGTTTCTAATTTTTTTAAATTAGTTTTCTTTTGTAGAGTGTTTCTTAATCCGTCATGTAGTGGTTTAGGCCATTTTCCAAAACTCACCCAAGCATAACCGTCATGTTCATTATTTAACTTTGGAATGAATTCTTTGTCTACAATAGTGAGATAAGTGTGAAATAGAAATTTTGAATCATTACTTACAAAAGTTTCTAGAGGTATGGATTTTTTGACAGAAATATCGCCTATTTCTTCTTCTATTTCTCGTTTTAGAGCTTCCCAAGGAGTTTCTTTATATTCATTTGTACCTCCTACTAGCCCCCAAAGTTCTTTACGTTTACCTTGAGTCCTATGTACAAATAAAAAACGTTTTGTATCTAAAGAATAAAATAGCGCACCGCTACAAACTATATCTTTCATACAAATACTTATCTTAGAAGTATAAACGCCAGGTTCCTGTTGGATATTCTCCTTCGAAACTTAATATCCATTCATTGTTGTCAAATTTGTATTGAACACCTGTATTAAGATTTGTTGTATATACTAGTTCTCCAGAACTATCGTGATCACTTGCACTAGCATCAAACACTATGTGCCATTTAGAACCATCCCATTCTACAATATCATTTGCACCTGCAATGAAGTCTGTATTATCTGCATTTTTCCAAGCGTCGGCTCCGTCTTTATTAATTTCATCTCCTATATCACCTAAAAGCAATATTCTTGGATTACTAGTTAATCCTAGAGATTGAGGATTAGATTTAGTAGGGTCAATAATATAATCTATTTTACTTCTGTCACCGCTAGGACCTGTAATTACAGTATCTGTAGGTATAGTATCTTCGTCCCAATTTACAATAGCTTCTGTATCGTCTGCAGGGTTCAATGCAATAGTACCTGAAATTTCATAATTCCAATCAGATCTACGTAATCTTATTTGTGTTACGCCTGCTTCGAATTTTTCAGGTAATGCTTGTATAAATTCGGGCCAAGTTTTCCCTCCAACTATGCCTCTTCTTATAATTTTAATACTGTTTTCCATTACTAACAGTTCTAAATTTTGATATGCTGTTTTTCTAATACCTAGCATATAATCATCATATTCATACTCTTTACGGGTAGTGACTCTACTTATTTCTCCAGTGTCACTTATTACTAGGCTTGTTCTAAGATTAGCATCACCTGTTGAACTTTCTGTGTCTATTGTTATAGGATTGTCAACTGTGCCTCCGCCAATTCCGTTAGCTAATAAATCTTCAGTACTACCAAATGTTCTAGTAATAATGTCTGTAATAACACCTAATCTTTTTACTTTTGCAGGAGGACTTACGTATATAGGTGTTTTAAATCCTAAAGTAGATATATCAATTTCGGATTCTGTACCTGCAGGAATAGTTCTACTTGACCAAGACACCTCTTCTAAATCTACTACACTTAAACTAGTCCAATCTAAATAATTGTCTGTTGTTTGTAATTCTAAACTAGGATTAAACAGCATAAAAATTTGTTCAAGTATTTGTAACTTTTGATCTGTATTTGTTGTCCAAACATCAACGTTTACAGACAAATTGTACGGAGTAGGCATAAGCCTTTCAACAGTATAATTTTTTCCGTCTTTGTTAAGATATTCATTCCCGTCAGAATCAAATGCTCTTTCTCTTATGTTAACTTTACTTACAAAGCTACTATCTGCTAATCTACTCCTGTCTAATTCTAATCCTGTAACATATAATCCCATACGCGGAGCATTTGGAATCTTGTTTTCAGAGTTTTCTCTAATAATGTTTGCGGCTTGTCTTGTGATATCGCCATAAAGAACAGGTACTTTAGTAACTTGTCCCTTACCATCTTTATAGGTAAACCCGCTCATCATTCTAATAAGTTGATTAAGGTATCGTCTAATTTGTCCGTCGTAAAAATGTTCCATTAGTTGTCAGCCCTTGGTTTTAGAGCTTTACTTAGGCTCTGTCTTTGCGATTCTCTACTTGCATAAAATTCAAGTGACCATTGTCCTGTATAATCAATTGTTTCACCTGCTGGCAATGTTATCCTTACGTAATTACTATTATTTTCAGTGTAACTTGTTACTAGATCTGTATAGTCTGCTACAACATAATTCTTTAAAACAGTTTCGTGTTTAAGTATTATGTATAACCCATTAGTAACTGGGTATGATATATCAGTATCAAATGTAGTGTCACCTTCGGTTAATCGTAGTAAATCACTTGCTACTTTATCTGAATAAACAAAGTCATTTATATTATTAATAAATGTTCCTTTTTGGTGATATCTTGTACTTGAATTAGTCATTGTCATTCTTACTGAGTCGTGCATTCTTACCCATTTACCGCCGTCATATCTAAACATACGCTTTGGCATAAAATCTGTCCTAAGGAAGTAATCACCTTTTTCTGGAGATGCAGGAAATTGGATGCCATGACCAAAACTAGCACCATTAGGCACATTATCGTCGCCGAGTAAATATCCTGTATACCCGCTCTTAGCAGGGGGTGCAACTTGTGTTGTTCCGTTATCTTCTACAACTTCTACATCACTGCCTTGCTCAGTTGATTTAACCTGTACACTATAGTAATGACTAGTATCGTATCCTGATTTAGGCGCATCAGCTTCTGCTTGTGCTACAACTGCATCATTTATTTCTAATTCTTTTTGGTAAGTTGACATTACATCTCTTAAAGAATTTCCATCCGGCGCATCTTCATCTGCAGGTAGGTCTAATATCTCTTTAAACTCTTGACTATCAACGATTTGTTTAAGTTTTACTCTATATAAATGAGGATACCAAGTAGGCGAAAACCCTTCAGTTGCACGATTAACATCTTCTACAACATAAAATCTTTTTAATGCGACTGCATAATCATTTAATGCGTATTCATCTTTTAAATGGGGCAATTCTATAACATCCCCTGACATAATTTTTCTACCAAGTGTTTTGACAGAACTATTAATATGAATTGTTAAAAATATTGTATCATTTTCTAAAAATATACCAAACTGGCTTAAATTAAAGTCATTGTCTTGTACATTGTAAATGCCTCTAATTGTGTAAATGTCAGGGTCATATTTTCTATCTCTGTTTTCTAAAAATAGCAAGTCCTGTATATTAGTTTCTTTTACACTGTCGTAATGAGGCTGATCAGCAGTTGCATTTGCTTCGCTTGTATTTTCTGGACCAAGATATTTGTGAATATGTAGGTCAGTTCCGCCTACAGTAAACATTTCATTTACCTGTCGGTCTATGAAAGTATAATCTTTGCCCTTTTCTGGTTTGTATAATGATAGTCTTGGCATACACATATTTATCGTAACGATAAATACTATACCGGAGAAACATATATGGCAAACTTAGCAACGAAAAAACAAGAAGTATTTGACTATGTTAATCTATTCCTAGGCGGAGGAATGATTGATGTAGAACTTGATCCTATACACTATGAAACTGCTTTAAATAAAGCATTGAGTAAGTTTAGACAACGTTCAGATAATTCTGTAGAAGAGAGCTATCTTTTTATGCCTACAGTTATTGATCAAAATGAATACACATTGCCAAACGAAGTTGTAGAAGTCCGCCAAATTTTTAGAAGAAGTGTTGGGTCAAGACCAAGTACATCTGCTTCTGGCGGGCCTATATTTTCAATAGGACATACTGCAACAGCAAACAATAATCAAACGTTTGAAGTTAATTATAATTTGGAATCTGTGCAATCTATTGTTGTAACTGTAAATGGAGACACTACAACATCTTATGCAACAGACAGTGCAAGTAGAACAATTACATTTAATACTCCGTTGAATATAGGTGATGTAGTAAGTATTAAATTGTATGCGTCAGGTGAATCAGGAGGGGGAAGTTTATTTGAACCTTTTAACCTAGCGTATACAAATGCATATTTGCTATCTAGTAGCAAACTTGGAGGTATTGCTACTTACGACTTTTTTAGTCAATACCAAGAACTTGTAGGTAGAATGTTTGGTTCATTTATCGAATTTAAATGGAACACACAAACTAAAAAATTAACCTTATTACAACGTCCAAGAGCAGAAGAAGATGTGTTATTATATGTTTATAATTATAGACCTGATTTAGCATTGCTAGATGATTATCTAGCAAGCCAATGGTTAAAAGATTATACACTTGCGGCATGTAAATATATGTTAGGTGAAGCAAGATCTAAATTTGCTACTATTGCAGGTCCTCAAGGCGGCTCAACTCTTAACGGTGACGCATTAAAAGCTGAAGCTCAACAGGAAATGGAAAAACTAGAAACCGAAGTTACATTGGCCGTTCCAGGCGGCGTTGGATACGGCTTCACTATTGGCTAATGTTTGCGCTATAATTTAAACTCACTGTAAATACAGTATGACATACTTTCAAGAAAAAGAAGCAAATCGTTTGTTTTGGATTGTAAAAGGTCATCTCATTCCTGAATCATGG